TCTGCAACGGAGGAGACAGAACTGAAGATGGAGACACTCTAGAACATAAATTATGTTTAGATCTTGGGATTGACCCTGTTTACGGCCTAGGAGAGAAAATACAAAGTAGCAGTTGGCTAACTTCAGGAGACAAACAAACCCCAACCCAAGAACGCCAGTCTAATGCGGGAAGCCTATTCTTTTAAAGAAGTAATAAGATTAAATCTTTTGCCCGTTTTTAAATAATACTACAGAAAGGGCTTGACCTGAACGTCAGAATGTGCTATAATTATTGGAGTTGGTGCGGGAATAGCTTACCTTCGGTCAGCCGCTGCAGACGTTGATCGACACCAACTATTTAAATTTAAGTGCTAAAACAAATACAAAGTTAATATGAAAAACGTAATGTTAGACTTGGAAACCTTTGGCAATGCATCGGATTCCGTTATTGTGGCTATTGGTGCTGTTGGATTTTCTAAAGAAGGAATTTCTGATGACAGCTTTTATGTGAACGTAGACCCTAATGATTGCCAAGATCACGGGTTAACGATTAGCGCTTCTACCGTTTTGTGGTGGCTCGAACAGTCCGAAGAGGCAAGGCAAGCTATAACAAAACCTAAGAAAATATCCCTAAAAGATGCCTTGGCTGGGTTTTCTCATTGGATGAAGTGTATAGGGGACGACGACGGCGCAGGAGGAACCAACGACAACTCTCAAACCATTAATGTTTGGGGAAACGGCTCTGATTTTGACAATAAATTACTCGCCACAGCTTACGAAAAGATTGGATGGAAACACTCTATACCGTGGAATTTTCGCAATAATAGATGTTACCGCACTGTTAAGAATTTGTACCCTAGCGTAAAAATGAAAAGATCCGGAGATCACCACAACGCTCTAGACGACGCAAAATCTCAAGCAAACCATTTATTAGAATTGTTAAAAATTGGGAATATTACAATTTAAGTTACGACTATTAATTTTATAGGATTGTATTCTATAACCAACAAAACAAAACAAACATTATGAAAGAGTTCTTAAATTATAAGTATATGATAACTCCGGGAATCTTAAAGATCCTGAGTTATGTGGGTATGGTTATTGCTGTTATCGCGGGTCTGGTTACAGCATTTACGGCAGACCTCTTAACGGGTATTGGTATGGCAATATTAGGGCCAGTAGCAGTCCGTATTTACGCGGAGGTGATGCTGATCCTTTTTGAAATACACAATGAGCTAAAAAGTTTAAACGGCAAGTAAAATGAACGAATTAGGAGAAGGTTTATATCAAGCGCAAATAGCCAAAATGGAGGCCGAGGCAGTTGAAGCCAGAGCCATCCTTAAGGTCTATTTTAATTCACCGGTAGGAATCGGTGAGCATCCAGATTTATTGACAGAGATTAATAAATACTGCGACAAATTAGCACAAGCAGAAGATAAAATAGAATCCTTAAAGAGAAACTTTGGGCCGTCAGCTAAGCCACCTTTTTAAGTTCCCGGCCCCGATGGCCGAATGGATAAGGCAACGACCTTCTAAGTCGTAGATTGAAGGTTCGAATCCTTCTCGGGGTGCCATTTCTTAAATTAATGGAAAACAGTATTTAGTCTTTCGGGCCTATAGCTCAGCGGTTAGAGCAGACGACTCATAATCGTTTGGCCGGGGGTTCAAATCCCTCTAGGCCCACCATTTAAAAACATGAACAATTCAGAAAACTCAGAAGTACTAGTGGTTGGCGACAGTTGTCAAGATAAGTTTACATACGGTTACTCCGAAAGGCGTTGTCCGGATGTCCCTGCTCCAGTTTTTGTGCCTATTAGATCTGTTCATAATATAGGTATGGCGGGTAATGTTTTCAACAACCTACAGTCTCTGGGGGTAGAGTGCGATCTTCTAACAAACAGAAACAAGTGCCTTAAACATAGATACGTTGATCTTAAATCGAACCATACTTTTCTTAGAGTTGACACCGAAGACGAGGTATCCAGAATCCCAGAAGAATGGAGAAGAGGTTACGACTTAGATAAATACAAGGCTATAGTTATAGCTGATTACGGTAAAGGCTTCCTGAATGAAGACGACATAAAGTATTTTTGCGAAAATCACGATACTGTTTTTTTAGACACTAAAAAGTCTATAGGAGATTTCTGCAAAGACGTATTCGTCATTAAGATAAATTCCCCAGAGTTCGAGTTAATTAAAAACAAAGTCGACCTAGAAGAATGGAGAAATAAACTTATAGTCACCCTTGGGGCGAGAGGATGCATGTTTAACTCTAAAAAAGGCTTTGAGTATTTTCCGGTTGAAAAAGTTGGCATTTCTGATTTATCTGGGGCCGGAGACTCTTTCCATGCCGGTCTTGTTTATTCCTTTTTAAAAAACAAAAAGATAAAGCGCTCCATAAAATTCGCTAATTCCTTAGCCACTCAAGCAGTGCAGGAAAGAGGCGTCTCTTTTAACTTTTCTGAATGGGTTAAAACTCAACTCTTGTAAAAAAAATATGAAAATAAAAATAAAGAAACTCAGCGACAAGGCGACCCAGCCGTCCAGAGCCAGCGAATCTGACGCCGGTTACGATTTGTATAACTTATCAGACGCACATCAAAGATTTGAACCGGGACAACGCCTCTTGGTCAAAACCGGAATTAGCGTTGCTATACCCCAAGGGTATTACGGCAGAATTGCCCCTCGTTCTGGACTGGCCTATAAGCACGGTATAGATGTTCTGGCTGGCGTAATAGATTCCGGTTACCGAGGCGAGGTGGGGGTTGTTATTATTAATTTAGGTGACAAGGCTCACCTGTTTGAAGGCGGTAGTAGGGTAGCTCAGCTTATTATAGAAAAGTGCCACGATGTAGAATGGCAGGAATCCGAAAACTTAGACGACTCAGAGCGCGGAGATGGAGGCTTCGGAAGCACCGGGGAATAAAAAATATGAAAGATGATAAAAAAAATAAAAGCAAATCGATCACATCGGCAAAGAGGCTAGGAGAAAAAGTACAGAACGATGACGGAAACGAAATCGTACAAGAGCTTATGTCCCAAATAACCAAATGGAGAATTGAGGCGAGCAGCAACTATAACGATGGCTGGACGCGCCAACATTACCAAGAAAAATTAGACAAACTTAAATCCTCTATGGACAAAGCTTACAGCCAGCTTTTGTCTTAATGATAAAAAGACTTTGGTTAATTTGGGCTAGGACAGTAGACCACAGAATAGGAAAAACCGATGACGACCAACCTGACATTCCTATACTTTCCTTGGGTCAAGCCCAAGTTAGTCTTTTCTTACGTACGTTTATCTTGGTCGTTAACGTAGTCACGTGTTTTTTTATAATGGCTAACATAATTCACAAATGGTAAAAAAAGCTAGGGTAATGACTCGCCCTAAAGCGAATACATTAGACCCCCAAGGAGTCGTAGTTAAAAGGAACCTTGAGAAGATGGGCATAAAATACCTCAATAAGGTTAGTATAGGTAGGTACATTGAAATAAAGCTAGAAGATGGCCCCGAAGAAAAAGTAAAAGAGAATATTCAAGAAGCAATAGACAAGCTATTATACAACTCTATCATTGAAGACTACGAAGTGATTTATGAGTAAAAAAAAAGAATCTCAGGCTGGCAAAGGAGACTCCCCTAGAAACTGTCAGTCAAAAAAATACAGAAACAATTACGAGAATATAGAATGGAATAAAAAATGTACCAGTACAGAGCAAAACTGATAAGAGTGGTCGATGGGGATACGGTGGATGCAATGATCGACTGTGGTTTCAGCACCTACAAGAAAGAAAGAATCCGTCTTCATGGCATTAACACTCCAGAGTGCAGAACTAGAGACAAAGAAGAGAAGAAGAGAGGCTTGGCAGCCAAAGCCCGATTGAAAGAAATGATCAAAGAAGGTAAAAATGAATTTATTGTTGAAACCTCTATTGACAAAAAGGGAAAATACGGTAGACTTCTCGGCACGTTGTACCGCGACAATGATTACGGAAAACTTTCCACCTGCTACAATCAGATGCTTCTCGAAGAAGGCCATGCAGTAGAGTACTTTGGTGGGAAGAAAACAAAATGAAAGAGGGCGACGGATTTGACTGCCCTCGATGCAGCGAAGAACTTAATATTCCTGATTTTTTCAACGGTGAATGTTATTTTTGTGGAGAGGACTTTGATCCTTTCCAAACCATAGAAGAGAGCAAAAATGAAAAGAAAAAATTATGACATTTTACCAGAAGACTCAGAAGACGACTACATGGTTTGGTTTTGGTAGATGGAGCCCTTATCAAGAGAATTTTTAATTAAGCAAAAAAAATGTTGCGGAACAGGATGCAAAAATTGCCCCTATTTGCCTCGACACACAAAAAATGCCGGTGTGGTGGAATTGGTAGACACGAGAGACTTAAAATCTCTTTCCCGTTAGGGAGTACTGGTTCGAGTCCAGTCACCGGTACCAGATTTAAATGAAACAAAAAGAAAAACGTTTTAGACACAAAACTTGGTTTATCGACATAGACGGTACCATAGTAAAACACATGAGCGATGCAGACATAGAAGAGCTCATAATCAAAAGAAAAGGACGAAGCCATCTTTACGAAGAAGCAATACCAAAAAGCGTAGACTTTGTTAACAAACTACCAAAAGATGACGTTGTTGTGCTTACGACAGCAAGGAACCCCAAAACAGAGCAACACACGTTAAAGATGTTGGAAAGATTTAAGATAAGGTACGATAAAATTATTTTTGACCTAAACCCCGGTCCTAGATATTTAATTAACGATACTTACAAAGGTGCTCGAACCGCTTATTCCATAAACGTTACAAGGGACGAAGGCATAGAGCTATACTCCGAAAGCCCCCTTCAGCCAGATTTAAAACTGGTAACATGAGTAAAATAAAAGACATATTATCCGAGATAGGATACTCCAATATCATCGATAACGGAAAAGAGTATCGAATGAGACCTATTTACAGAGACTCAGGAAATAATACGTCTTTAAAAGTGGACAAAAGTTCTGGTAGCTTTATAGATTTCAGCGCGAACATAAAAGGCCCTTTTAGCGAACTGATTAAATTAACCTTAAACTTAAAAAGCTCTAAAGAGGCTCAAAAGTGGATCTCCGGAAAAGGAATATCCATAGAGAACAAGAGCTTTGATCAGAAGCCCGAAATAAAACACCAGAGAACTTACTCCTTGGAGTACCTAGAGAAACTTGAGCCCATCCATAACTACTGGATTAAAAGAGGTATCCCACTTGACGTAATTAAGTTGTTTAGAGGAGGCGTTGCTGGCACTGGCAGAATGAAAGGCAGATATGTTTTTCCTATTTTTAATTCTTCCAAGTCTATAGTGGGATTCTCCGGCAGAGACTTACTCGCTTCAAAAAGTTCAGACTACTCTCGCCCCAAGTGGAAACATTATGGGGAGAAAGCTAAATGGAAATATCCCCTTCACGTAAATTACCGAGAGATAAAAGAAAGAAAAAAAGTTATTTTAGTTGAAAGCATAGGGGACATGCTTGCCCTTTGGAACGCTGGATACAAGCATAGTTTAGTTATATTTGGAGTGGACGCCAGCATAGAAGTAATAAACGTTTTGTTAAAAGTCGACCCAGATAAAATATTTATCTGCTTGAACAACGATAGAGAAAAGTCTAACGCAGGAAACGTTGCTGCTGAAAAAATTCAATTCAAACTTCGCAAATACTTCGACGCACATCAAATTAAAATCAAACTTCCTACTAAAAACGACTTCGGAGACATGAGCAAAGAAGAAATAACCAATTGGGCAAATGGCTGAACCAAAAAAAATACTCTCCGCATCTAGGATTAAGACCTTAGAAACTTGCTCTTGGTCTTATTGGTGCAACTACAATCTTAAGCTTCCGCAAAAACAAAACGAAGGTGCGCTACGAGGCACTGTTTGTCATTTGATTTTTGAGATGCTTATAAAAAAGAAGCACAAGAAACATTTTACTCTCGTCACAGAGAACAAGTCTATAAAAGGTAGCCCGGCTGTACTGCGTCTAGTTTTAAAGCACTTAGTTAAGATGGAGAACAGCTTTAGTCTGCCAATGACTAATGACGACAATTACAACCTCATTGACGAAATGATCTTAGTGGGATTGAATTACGATTTCTTTGGCGAAGGGGGATCCGTAGATAGCCCGGAATACGAATTTCTATTAGAGAGCGAAGACCCTAAGTATAAAATAAGAGGGTTTATGGACAAGCCTATAGACTACGAAGACAAACTAAAGATAGTAGATTACAAAAGCAGTAAAAATAAATTCAGAGGGGAAGAGTTAACTTCAAACGTCCAAGCTATGGCGTACTCTCTTGCCGCAAGAAAGATATGGCCGCACAAAAAGTCTTTAGTTGAATTTCTCTTTTTAAGGTTCCCAAGAAAACCTTCGCAGATACTGGAGTTCAACGATGATCAGTTATTGGGTTTTGAATATTTTCTAGCAGAAGTATACAAAAAGATAAACAGTTTCTCATTGGAGGACGCGAAGTCTAATTACGCAAAAGATAGTTACAAAAACGCTTGGTTATGCAAGATAGGAAAATGGAGGTGTCCGTATATAGACGGTTATACTTACTGGCAACTGATTGACAAAGATGACAAAGTCGTATCTAAATCACTTAAAAACGACTTGGTTGCAGGAAAAGGTCAAAAAATCGTAGAAGAATCTTACGAAGGCTGTCCGGCGCACAAAAGACAATCCGACGAAGATTTATTTGATTTCTAACTTGACTTGAGCCCAACATTAAGTCATAATTTTCTCATGGACATCATTCCATTATGGAAATCCCATTACAGTATCGGCAGATCGATACTTACATTAGAGGCCCCAAAAGAAGACCGTAACCCTCTCGACCCAGACTCTATAATAGAGATATGCACTCAAAACAAAATAAAAGATCTTTTTTTGATTGAGGACAGCATGGCGGGATTCCTAGAAGGATGCATGAACGCGAAAGAGGCTGGGCTGAAGTTTAACTTTGGGCTGAGAATCACTATTTGCGACGATATCTCGACGAAGAATGAAGATTCTATAGCTACCTCTTGTAAATACATTATCCTTTGTAAAAATAGCGATGGATACAAAAGGTTGATTAAAATTTTCAGCCAAGCAGCGAAAGAAGGTTTTTATTACGAGCCTAGAATCGACTTCAAGAACCTTAAAGATCACTGGGATAATGAAGACCTAGCTCTTGCGGTTCCGTTTTATGACTCTTTTATTTTTTATAACAATTTTCATAGCAGAGCTTGTGTCCCGAACTTTTCGTTTTGTAATCCGGTTTTTTTCTCAGAAAACAATAATCTTCCATTCGATGACCTTTTAAACAGCCTATTGAAAAAGTATATCATCGACGACCTAAAACTGTCCGAAGAGTCAATTGTAAAAACAAAGTCAATCTTTTACAAGAACGAAGAAGACTTTAAGGCTTATCTTACATTTAAGTGCATAAACAAAAGAACTACATTAAGTAAGCCAAATATAGATCATATGTGCTCCAATGAATTCTCTTTCGAGAGCTGGAATGAAAAAGTTCAAAATAACTAAAACTGCCTTAGACAGGGTAGAAACAAGGGCTAAAAAATTGCCCCTGCTTAAAAACTCCATAAGAAAAGGGGAGGGCAAAATGGTGGCGTATATAGGTGAAGAGGTAGCAAAACAAGTTCTCGGCGGTGAAATAAAAGACACTTATGATTACGATATTATTTACAAAGAAACCAAAGTAGACGTCAAAACAAAAGAAAGAACCGTCCCTCCAAGAGATTATTATGAATGCTCTGTCGCTGACTTCAACACCAAACAAGACTGTGATGAATACGCGTTCGTAAGCGTTCTACACAACCTTAAAGAAGCTTGGTATTTGGGGAAAATAAGTAAAAAGAAGTTTTACGAAACCGCTACTTTCCACAAGAAAGGGGAGGTCGACCCCGACAACAATTTTACCTTTAGGGCTGACTGTTATAATATCCCTATTAACAAGCTATCAACATAATGGATGAACATTTATTAAGATTTAAAAAAGATAAGACTCTTTTATTCATAGACTGCGAGACGTTTAATCTATGCCTTAATAGTGTCGGAAACCTCCCTTGGCAGATCGGTATGATAAAAACCAAGAGCGGCTTCAACACTAAGTCTATGAAGAAATGGGACTTGCATATCAAATGGAATACGGACTTGGAAATAGGAGCAGAGGCGGCAAGGATCACAAAATATAATCCCGCCAAATTTGAGAAGCTGGCAATTTCTCCAGAAGAAGCTTTTGTGGACATCGAGAGAGAGCTCGATTCCTGCGACTATATTGTTGGTCATAATATCCTAGGTTTTGATATTTATCTTTTGAAAGATTACTATAATTACATGGGCAAAGATTACAAACATCTTATGCCTAAGATTATAGATACGAACAGTATTGCCAAGGGTATTAAAATGGACGTTGCGTACCAAGCCAACGGCGACCCGAACGGATTACTTTTGCATCAGTATAAAATGGTTCACAAAAGAAAGCGTGGAGTGAAAACTAACTTAACTTTTTTGGGGAAAGAGTTCGACATAGAGCATGATTACGAGAATCTTCACGATGCCGTAGTCGACTTAGAGCTGAATATTAAGGTTTGGGACAAGCTCAAATACATGGTGGATATCTAATGGCCTCTCTTGACTACTTATACGATTTAGCTGATCGACTGAAAGAGGACGACATTGACTATTTTATAGTCGCTATTCAAAAGAGCGGAGCGAAGGAAGACGCAGAGGTATTGTATAAGCTTACGGATAAGGATAGTATGAACGCATTAAAAACAGTTTTACACCGGTTGGACATTGAAGGGGCAATTTGCCCGTCAAAGAATTTCGAAGATGAATAATTTAATTTCAGAACTCAAAGGAGTTACCCTAGACTTGCACGGGGTTAGACTCCCCTCGTTTAAACCTAAGAAAAAGGAAGGTATAAATGTTGCAGAAGGAGACAACTACGGTTTTCTCAAGGCGTTATGTAGCGAGGGGCTAAAGACTATAGCTATAAAGGGAAAAAGAGCAGACTACATCAAGAGAACAAAGAGAGAGCTAGAGACAATAAAAGAATTAGGATTCATTGATTATATATTGCTTGTATATGATGTAGTTAGTTTCTGCAAAGAAGAGGATATACCTACTGGTTTAGGCAGAGGGTCAGCCGCAGGTAGTTTAGTTTTGTATTTAATAGGCGTTACTCAAATCGATCCCATCAAATATGGTTTATACTTTGAGAGGTTTATATCTAAAATAAGAGCAAAAAAACAAGTCGTCGATGGCGTAACGTATTTAGATGGTAATTTAATGTGTGATGTCGATTTAGATATTTGCTACTACAGTCGACCAAAAGTCTTGAAATATTTAGAAGAAAAGTTTAAAGGGAAGACCTCTAAGATCTTGACCCTTAATACTTTAAGCGGTAAACTTCTAATAAAAGAGTGCGGCAAAGTTGTCGGAGAAAAAACAGAAATGGAAATGAATTCTGTTTCGGGTTTAATACCCAAGGTCTTCGGTAAGGTTCAGGATATCGAAACAGCAAGAAGAGAAGTTCCAGAATTCGAAGGCTGGTGCTCCAAAAACGAAAACGTTTACCTTGTCGCTAGAAAGATAGCCGGATTAATTAAGAACAAAGGAGTTCACCCATCTGGTGTTTTGTTGTCTTACGGAGACCTTGACGACTCTTGCCCTACAGAGTTATCCTCAGATAAAGATCCTGTTTCGAGCTACGACATGAATTGGGTTTCCTTGTCTAATGTCAAGCTCGACATACTTGGACTAAGAAGTGTTTCTGTTGTTGATCAGGCCTGTAAGGAGATAGGGATCAAAGTAACCGATATAGACCTTAACGATGAGTTCATATACCAACAAACTCACGACCTCAAATCCCCTCATGGCATTTTCCAAATAGAAGCTGACGCGAACTTTAGGGTTTGTCAGAAAGTTAAACCTAAAAATTTAGAACAGTTAAGCGCGGTTCTTGCTTTGGGTAGGCCCGGAGCTTTGGCCTTCGTGGATCAGTATGCTAATTTTAGCAACAATGACGTATACGATCCGATACATCCCTTCTTCGATGACATTTTGTCGTCAACAGGCGGCGTCTGTTTGTACCAAGAGCAAATGATGCGAATGGCCCACAAAATAGGCTTCACGCTCGACGAATCCGAAATCCTTAGAAGGATAGTAGGAAAGAAAAAAATTAAAGAAGTCAGAGAGTGGAAAAAGAAAATCAGAGAAAAGGTAGAAGAAAATAGATTAAGCTCTGAATGGACAGGCTCCAAAGGTCAAGTTGATGTCGGAGACGTACTATGGAGCGTCCTAGAGGATTCCGCGAACTATTCTTTCAACAAGTCTCACTCTATAGCTTACGCTTCTCTTTCGGCGGCTACCATATACCTTAAGTTCAAGTACCCTAGGGAATTCTTTTTGTCTCTATTAAAGATGACCCGTCATGAGCCAGATCCGATAAAAGAAATATCTAAAATAGAACAGGAATTTGATCTTTTCGGCATTAAGCTTCTGCCTCCTCATATAATTAAATCTGATTTAGACTTTAAGATCGAAGGTGACGATATTCGCTTCGGATTACTTTCCATTAAAGGGATATCCGATAGATCAATTGATAAATTAATGAACTTTAGAAAAGAGTTTTCAACAAAGTTCGAAATATTTCAAGCAGCTAAAGAAGCCGGAATACCGCTTAGTATTTTATGCCCCCTAATACAGGCGGGAGCTTTAGAAGGGTTCGAGCAAACAAGAACAAAAGTTGTTTACGAGGCTCAAATATGGAACCTACTTACGGACAGGGAAAAAATGACAGCCTTCCCTTTGGGTGAGAAGCACGACTACGACCTTGTGGAAGTAGTAAAGTCGTTAAGCTCGGAAGTGAAAGACGACAAGGGCAAGTTAATAATAAAAGACACAAGGTTGGCGACGATTAAAAGAAAAGCTTCTCCGTATGCAAAGATATACAACCAAAACAAAAAGTCTGAGAGTTTTGCTAATTGGTATTATGAGAATCATTTGTTAGGCTACACTCACGGCATAGCTTTACGTGACATTTTTTCTTCCAAGAGGAAAGGAATGCCAAGTCTTCGCTCGGTCAGAGAAATTGAAAATTTCCCGTTAAACGAAAGATGTCTTTTCGTTGGTAGGATAAGTGATAAACCTTACTCTTCCACCTCCAAAAGAGGCAGCAAGTATTGCAGATTTGAAATAACAGACGAAACGGGAACGATAAAGGTTTTGATTTTTAACGATAAGCTGGACTTGTGCAAAAAAGACAACGATGGAATTCCAAAAGAGAAAAATATCGTTATTATTAAAGGGTCTAAGAAAGATGAAGCTGTTTTCGCGGACATGATCACCTGCCAAGACAACAAAGTTTACACGAAGCTTTCGGAAATAAAAAACCTAGAATAGTGATAATCAAAGACATAGAAATAGATTATGACAGAAGACAGCAAAGGCCTGTGTATGTCAACGTAACCCTAACAAACGACAAAGCAAAAGAAATAATAAGATATTTTTTTAACAAAATGGAGTATAAAGAAAAACAAGATTGGATAAACAAAAATGCTACAATTCTATAAACCTAACCCTAAAGTAACAGGAAGCGCTTGCTCGTTTTGGGCCAGCACAACAGAAAAAGCAGTTTTCGGCTCATTCATAAAACAAGATGGGTGGAACACTAAATCAAGGACAGGGTCTTTTAATAAAAATAAAGATAACCCCAAAGCTAAAGCAATAGTTAAATTTAGCGTAGCCGAAGCGGCTTCGTTAATTTACGCTATATCTCGGAACGAAACCTTTTCCGCTTACCATGACAGTAAGAATCAAATAACGAAAATCAACTTTAAGCCCTACATGAAAGAGGGCAAGCAAGCTGGCTTTAGTTATGGCGTTAACAAAGATAGCAAAGAGGACAGCACAAATAAATCTTCTTTTATTATCGGGCTAACATTTGGCGAGGCTACGGCACTAAGGATCTACCTAGAAAGAAACTTGGTGAAAATTTTCGACGTTATGGATATCCCGCACACAGACGCGTCTCATCTTTCTTCTAATAAACCTTTGGGTAAACCCGCTAAAAAAACCGAAGAGCCCGCTAGTGAAAACTCTGATATCCTAGATGAAGAATGGTAGAAAAAAAATATTGTTCCATAGTGATTTTGCGCTAGTAAAAACTGGCTTCGGCAGACACGCTAGATCCCTGTTGACTTACTTGTATAATTTAGACAAGTATGACATAGTACATTTTTGCTGCGGATTAGTCCACTCTCAGCCCGAACTAGAGAAGACACCTTGGAAAAGTTTGGGCACTTTGCCTTCTACTGAACTGGACAGGCAAAAAATACAACAAGACCCGACCTTGGCTAGGTCAGCTCATTATGGCGCGTACTACATAGACAAAGTAATTTATGACGAAA